CATCTTTATTAAGCCAGTTTAATCCTTCTACGCCATTTTCAAAATCTTTAGGAACACGTCCCATTGGAACATAATTACCATTGTCGTACTTTTTGTTGTCAGGTTCTTTATGCCTTTGCTTACCTATATAAGTAGCATAAAATCCACTAAGTGCTGGCAAGAATACTGCATAGTCTTTTTGTTTTGCTGTTAAGTTGTCTATTTCAAATGCCATTATTTGCTTTGTGCTGGTAATATATAATTGTAAGTTGCTAATCCACTGTTTACAGTAATCTGTGCCGCTCCTTCATCTGATATACTAAATGTTTTATCACCCGATAAACCTAAGATTGCTATCACAGCATTTACTGGCCACGCCCATGCCTTTGTTAATGTTCCAGTAACATCACCTTGGAACACAAAGTTGCCTGCATGACTTGAATGATCACCAAAGAATAATTTAAGATCTGTTCCTTCAGTTTTAGCTGTAAAGTTAAGTTCCTCAGCATTAGCCTGTGCCATGAACTTTAATCTTTGTATATTTGCAACACTAGGTTCAAACTCTACATTCCACGATACCTGTCTCATTTTTACAGTTTTAAGTTTATCATTAACAATTTCTTGACTCATAAAACGATAGTTATTTTTAAAGTCTCCGTTTGCATTTTCAAAATTAAGTCCAACTGCTACATTTTCACCGTTGCGTTCTTGTGTAGCAAGTTCTATTTTAGCATTATCTTTATATTCTGAAATACCTAAAATAGTGCTTAGTTTACCAAGATTGGGCATACCAAATGTACCTTTAAATTCTGGCACTGCGTTGTTTAATTTTGCTTGTACAATAACACTACGATCTTCTGCTAATGCTTCGATCGCTGTTTCTGTATCTGTTCCTGTAATTTTAACTAGGTCAATTATACCTAGTCCATATGTGTTCTTAACAATGTCTAATAGATGATCTTTCATTTAATTCTCCTTTGATATAATATTATATACATATTATTTAGGTTTTGCAAGTAGTTTGATAAATTTAATTTGGTGATTTTGATATTACCTTTCCTAGAGCTTGATGTAACTTTGATGTAGTTAGTTCACCAGGTTTTTTAATCTCTGCAAAACTACCAAATCCATCATAGTCTGTTAACGCTACTATTTCATATCCTATTTTTTCAACTAGTTGTTTAAGTTTGTTTACGTTATAATAACTAATTTTTTGATCTTCGCAGTGATCTATTAGATTACTAGTTATACAGTTGTTGAACCCAAACATCAAAACTCCTCCTGGTCTTAACAAATTAAATATCCTAGTAATTGCAAGTTCTACATAATCACTATGCAAATATTTAAATGCCCACAAACAAAACACTAGACTAAATTGTCCTTGCGGAAAACTTCGGAAATTTAAATTTCTAAGTTCATACGATCTTAATCTATTCTTGTATCCACGTGGATACTCTTCTACGACATCATTCAATGCACTTAAAGAAGTTCCTGTAATATACAAAGGATCCATGGTTGTCATCGGTTTAATCCATTCAGCATCATTGGGGAATATTTGCAATCCTGGATACCGCCAGTTACTACCGTAGAGTCTGACTTTATTTTTTATGTCTTCTTTAACTTTATCTGGTATTTGTAATTTTAATAAATGTTGATATACGGTATCAACCGTAAAGATTTCTTTATATTCTTCAAACATTTCGTCTGACCATTTGTTAATATCATTATCAACTTCGACAATGAGCTCTTGTAATTGATCAGTAACTTTATCGTATCCTTTTGCTAATGTTTCACACTGCTGATGCATTGATAATATGCTGTCTGAGTATTGGTTGAAGGTTTCTCTCGTAGTTACTAGTGTTCTATCTAGTAATCCAATGTTATCAGATAGAGGAGTACGAGTTAATCTACTGTTGATTAAATCTAGTAAAAGTTTTCGATAGAGACACAAGTCTCTCAGTTTCATAGTTGGGTTCGTATTATTCAAATGTAAACAAGTCGTCAAATGTTGTTGAAATCTGTGTATTTTCACTTATCTTCCAGTTCAATACACCTAATAAGTTTTCTACTTTTTGATCCACGATACCAGTCTCCATAGCGGCATCATCAAATGGAAGTTCTTTAAACCAATCGGGTATATGTGTTTCATCAATTGGATACCCAACACTGGTATATCCTAAAGGATTGTCTCTAAGTTTACAAACAATAGTTTTCATACCATCAACTATGCTCATTGAATAGTTGTCACTGTGCATACGTCTTAGATTATTCCAGTTCATTGCGGCTCTAACATGTCCAGGCATATTTGCTTTACCTAAACGTTCTTCTTCTTTACTATATTTTGTTAGGTTGTTAACACGCTTAGGAGTTCCTTTTTCCCAAGCTGGGCGTTCTGTAAACAGTAGCTTAAACTCTCTTACTTTAGCAATTAGACGTTCTCTGTCAGCACCAGTTAGCGTTTCTAACAGTACGTCACTTAGGAAATCCTGTACTACCTTAGGAGTGTCTGAACGTTTTAAATCCAAGCCCATGGCCTTTACTTTACCTGGGTTACCATGTGTATCCAATCGATTACCTTCCATATCATAGATAAGCACAGCATATCGTTTCTTCTTGATAAACAAACCTTTCAGAGCTACTAGTTCACGTCCACCTCTGATTAGTTCGCCCTGTTTGCGTGAAACATGGAATGCTTTTTCACAAAATGCAGGAAAGCTCGCATTGACCTGATCGGCAATTGAATCATACAACTGTACAGCTATATCTTTGTTCCACTCCATCTTACCTGCTTCAACATCATCTTTAATGGCGGGCCACGCAGTAAAGTAACAACTATCAGTATCACCATACACTATACTTTCTCCAACGTGATCATATTCACCCATGATACATTCATTAATATAGGCATCCATATGTCGTGCAATAACACGTCCAGTCAATGTTGTTGATTGACCAATACGATGATCAAAGAATCTACAACCTGGATTAAGCAGTGCACCATACAAACTATTTAGGTTAATCTTTTTAACTAGTTGTCGCTTGTCCCAAAATGCTGTGTCTTCTTTGTTTTCAGTTTTGATGCTTTCACGCATCTTACTTTGCATTTCCTTACGTTCTGCGTACCATCGTTCCAACAGTCCTGGAATGATACCTTTTGTTTCGTTGTTAAAGATGGTTCCGTTAGCACTTAGTATCCAAGGTTTGTTACTATCAAATATTAGCCTCCATACATCCGCGGCACTTAATACATCACTTTCACCGTTCTTCCAGTCGATGGTTATTTCAGTGCCTGGCTCACCATTCATAACAGCAGTGTATTCCATACTACCAAACACATTCTCCCAAGCATCAGCAAATGACTTGCCTTCTTGTTGTTTAGTTTTAATATGATGTTCAGTCATAGTAGGCCTTAACTGTCCTATAATAGTTTCTGGACCCATATTCAAAGCACGAATAGCCGACGGATAAAGTGAATTAATATCAATGGCACCTATGTAGTCATGCATACCTTTCTTAGGAAACGCCACATAAGCACCTGCGGCCTGTGTAGTGCCTTCATCGCCGAATTTTCTATTAGGAACTATCATACCTAACTGATGTGCTTCGTTGATAATAGCTTGTTCAGTAACAGCAACAGCACCCATTGTTGTTTGTAGTAGTACTGTGTTGTCATGTGCTAATTCATTGGCAAGATCAATAAATCTTAATTTCTTGTCTAATTTATCTAATAGAGCAGTATCTTGTCTATTATACTCAATGAACTTTTCAAAATCTTTATTATATAGTTGATCTAGGGTACCTTCATATGGAGTTTTTGTTTCTGCTAGTTCAAACTCAGCAATAGCATCCAACGAGTAACTATGTCTTTCTTCGTATGTGTATTTTCTATACAGTTGCATATAATCTAAATGCACACGACCAATCAAATCAAATGTTAAGTTGCTAGCTCCAAAGCGTTCAAACTCACGTTTCTTAGGAAATTGGTTCCATAAACAAAAACGTCTAGTATCATCTTTTGACAGCACACGATTAGTTCTCATTACCATGTAAGGAATATCAAATCCTTCTGAGTTCCACCCACTTAATATATCAGCATCTTCAATTATATCTAAGAAAGTTTTTATAAGATCTTCTTCACGTTCCATTAAAAAGCAATTATCATACTTGCTAGCAATTTCTTCAGCAGTTTCCCAACTCATTGACTTAGGTGGGATTACCATAGTAACTAGTTTTTCCATCCAATCAAGATATACTGATACTGCTGTAATTGGATTAAAAGGATCATCGGGCTTACTAAATCCTCTTACTGGATCAAAGTCGACCTCAATATCAAAAAATGCTGTTTGTAGTTTAGGTGACGGCTTGCCTAGATAATTATTCTCTAAGCAACGGAATACAGGATTAATATCACTTTCCCAAGTCTGCTTGCCTGAGTTTACTTTTAATTCTCTGTGAAACTCTTTTGAATTTTTAGTTTGGAATCGATCTACAGGAGTACCATATATGGTACGATGTTTACCCTTAGGAGCATCATAATAAAATACATACTCTGCTGGGTATTCTACATATTCTCTTTGGCCATTGTTGCGTTCAACAATGTATATACGATCTTTTTGCCTGTCAAACAGGGCATCTACGTAACTCATTTATACTCCTTTTTGTGCGACTTCTAGCTCACACACACTCTTCATGCCCACTGTGGGCGTAACTCTTACTATTATTATACTTTACTTCAACAACTAAGTCAACTATAAAGTTCGACCAGCAGTTTCTAACACAGTTGTTAGTGTTTCGTGATCTGTGTTTGTGTCTGTAAATGAGGATTTTTGTGCAATTTTAATTGCTTTTTTAAGAATACTTGGTTTAACTTGTAGTTCTTCAGCTACAGCTTTTACAGTATCACTAAGCCCAGCATTCAAATCTTCTACTTCTGAAAGTACTTGAATCCCTTCGTTAATTAACTGAACTAACTTTGCTTTTTGTTCTGAATTGAATACTTCTGACATATCAATGCCTCCTTGATTTATGTTACTAATAGTAATTATCAAACAATTACCTTGGTGTAATATTTCTACTAAATATTCGTATATTATACATTAGGGCACAACGAATTGTCAATAAAGTTAACACCCAATCTTGCCAAAATAGTTCTAAAACAAACAGGTAAAAGTGCGATTGAGGATCTAGAGCTGTGGGAACTGAGAGAAGCTCTCAGTTATATAAGTGCTCTCCCTGCGTTCTTAACTGAAAAACAAGTAAAACAAGCTCAAGAACAAACCAATAGTGTTATCAATAACACCCACTGTTCGTTGGGTCGTAATATATTAGTACAAGCTCTAATACAACAGCTATTAAGAAATCGCGGAATAGAAATCAAGTGTTGGCATCTAAATCAATTTCCTAAATCTACTGACCAGTTAGTTGAATTTTTAGAAAGGTCTGTAACTAGCCAGCTAAAAGTTTGGTATTATCAACTCAGACATAAATTAAAAAAGTACATGTTCTTTGGTATACTACTAGCAGTAATAGTATATAACATCATAGCATTCGATCCTGTGCTATTGCTAAGTGGCCTCCTGTTTGCCTATGTGTTGCATTTTGTATTACAGGTTGTAGAACACGATTACTATCATCATAGATATATCGTACCAAAGAATCCTAACATCGCACGATTCTTTGAATTTATATGTCTTTTTAGTCTAGGTGACATAGAAGTACTCCGTGCTAGCCATATGAACCACCACACAAAATGGAATACTGAAGACGATCAAATACACATTTTAGCGTCATCTAACAAGTGGGGACATCTATTTGCTACGGAAAATAATGCTCTGGTACTTCAGGACCACGAGAAATTCTATTCCCTAGTAGACAAAGCTAACAAAAAGTTAGAAAGGAAAACTATGCTACACCAACTCGCTTCTAAAAATCAACCTTTGTTATTGACCACTCTCAGCATAGCTACTCTACTAGTGTTTGGTCTGGCAGTAATGATTAACTTTGTGTTCATGTCTATCTTATGGCACAGGATATTTGGTGCTATGCCTGACGTGATATTTTATATAGCAGGTGACGAAGAAGACAAATACGGAAAACAAAAAGACTTTCCTTGGTTATATCCGTTAATGCTGAGAGATAGTTATCATAAATTCCATCACGTCAATTTTGAGGCAAGTAATTATCAATCAATTGAAGATTTATTTCCAGGACCTAAGTGGTTAAAGTATGTGAACTTTGAATACTACTTAATGAAGGGATTCTTTAAGTTCAACAATTAATGTTGGACACAAGTCCTAAGGATTTTTGACACTATATCAAACTCGACGGCTAAGTCATCATATAACATTTCAGGTGGGCGTCTTAGGAATGCTCTAGTAACATAGGCTGTTTGCCCCATTTCTTGATAATAACTTTCTGTGGGCCATTTTGGCTTACCCCAACCTAATGAATGTACTAGAAGACATTCATCCCCTACTTCTTTTAGAATTGGTATTCGTTCTCTGATTGGTTTGTGTGTGCTTTCTAGTAATTTAATACAGACGGGTTCTGTATTAATCTGTGGCTTGTCCATGTAGTTAGCAAACAGGTGTACAAGGTATGCTTCGAGATCGTCTTCGAGGTCGATTAACAACATGTCTTCTGCTCTTTTAACAGCATCATAGCTGTGTTGCAGATAATGCTCGTAGTTTGTCATTTTACCACTTACGACATGACCAATATCTTGCTTTAGTTTTTGGTCCAGGACTATCGCAATTATGTCTAGCACGGAAACTTTTACGTGCCGCAGGGTTATTTTTTCTAATACGCATTGTTTTGCCTTTTACACTTGACCCACCGTGTCCAAAATTTACTTTTTTAACGTTGCCTGTTTTAGGATCCTTAACATAAACTTTAAACTTCTTAACATCACCTTGCATAGGTTTGTTTAGTTGGACTTTACGTCCTTGATATTCTGCTTCTTCGAGAGTTTCTTCTACGTCTCCGTAAGCTTCAAAGAATTTGTCATCATCTTCGTAAGTTTCTTCTGATTCAGCATGCATTGCCGCCATATGTTTTTTGTACTTTTCGGTACCTTTCTTATGTGGGCTCTTGCCTTCGTTTAAGATTTCATTAATTTTCATAATATTAGCCTTCTATTGTTTCTAATGTTATTGTTTCTGATATCGGTTCTTTTTCAGGAACTGCATGTGGTGTAGCTTTGTTTTTTGCTCCGCAATCAAGTTTTAAGAGTAGCATAGCACATAGTAAAGTATTTGGTTTTCTTTTATCTTGTGTTTGCACTTGTTCAGTGTCGACAGTTTCTTGTACAGATGTACATCCAGCTTGAAGTGTCAATATTATTATTAATACAAAAAATAATAGCCAATATCCTGAAAATTTATTCTTCATCTATTTGGCTCCACATGTAAGGTACATATAGTACCTGGCTCTGTACACTTGAGTATTGTGTCAAAATCTATCAAGTAGCCGTTAACTACATGACTTATACCTAGTATTACTGCCGCGATAATAATTGCTTTACTTGTTGTCATTATTTTTTCCCTGACTTCATATTAGCACACCAGTGATACATTTTTGCTTTTTCACCAGATGCCTTTTTTGCTTTTGCTCTAAGATCAGTTACTGACCCTTTACAACTAGCACCTGAACGCTTTACACGTCCTGGTCTACTTTTGCCTTTTACTTTACCATCTGCAAAGTTCTCGTGTGTTACTTCTTTTTTAAGTGATTGCATTACACCTTTGCTTAAATCTTTACCATGATGTTTACGAGGTAAAGAAAATGAATGCCCTTCTTCATCTTTCCATATTTCATGTCCGCCATGCTGTCTATCTAAATGATAGTGATGCTTTTTAAGTAGTTTAGTAGCATCTCGATGTGACATTTCTTTTACTTTCTTTTTACCAGCACAATGTGCCTTCTGACTAAATCCTTTTGGGTTACTACAGTTTATTGACTTCTTATATTGTTTTGACCATTCTTCTTTAATCACATACTGCTCGTCCCACATCTTATTCAGTGTTCTTTCTGGGTACTTAGTTTCTGCATTGGGATTGAATTGACTAGCACTTGGATCTAATACTGTGGTGCCCATCTTAACTACATAGTGTTTCCAATATTTTTTAGGTATTTCTTTCCAACGCTCATCTGCTAGTGTGTCATCACCTTGATAACCTGCTACCTGTATCAGTTCAGCATCTAGTCCT